CTTCAATCACTTCTTGTACCACGTTGAGCCGACTGCTCACATCAAACTCAACTACTTCGCCAGTATCCGTATACACCGCACCTCCAGCTATTTGCAAGAGTTTGTTAATTTGTACGGCAGCGTTAACGGCTGATACTTCTTCGCCAGCAGCCTCAATGAGCATCTGCTTCTTTAGTATGTTGTAGAACTTTATCTGCTGCGGTGTTAATGGTGCATCTCGCTCAACGAACGTAACAGGCGGCAGATCGAGGCAGTCGGCTTTCTCAAACCGAATAGCGGGTTGTAGCGCTTGGTGCACGATGAGTTGTGCGGTTGGCTTGGGTATCCACTTGTACATAGTGAGCTTCATCATCACTGTGTCTCGGAACTGACCGAAGAATGGTGACACGCCCTTGGGGTTCACAAGCTTTGCCAATCCGTAAGCATCCACAGGTGACTGCGCGGCAGGCGTACCCGTCAACATCCACAGACCCTTGATAACTTTTGTTAGGTCTCGTAGGTCTTTCCAACGCTCGGTCTGTGCGTTCTTATACGCTGATGCTTCATCCACTACGATGAGATCAAACCCACCCGCAACAATTTCTTTTTTCACAATGCCAACGCCATCGAAGTTGATGATGACGAACTCAGCACCGGCATTCACAATATCCTTACGCTTACGTGCGGCTCCATAAGCGACTGACACGGTACGGTGAATAGCAAACTTAAACAAGTCATTCTGCCAAGCCGACTTCATGATTGACAAAGGGCAGATCACCAATACACGCTTCACTAATCCAAGGGTCATCAAGTAATCTACAGCCCAAATGACTGATGCTGTTTTACCTGTACCTTGCTCGTTAAAGCAGAACGCTTTGCGGTTCGTTGTTAGAAATTCTGATGTTGTCTTCTGATGTTCAAACGGCGTGAACCCCGGGGGACGAGGCCACGTATATTCTGATAGGTTCATTTTTTCTTACGTTCCTTGGTGCTTACTTCTGATACAACTTTGTGGTTTGAGCCACGCTTAAACGATCGGTTAGCCGATGGGGTTTGGAGTTTGACTCCGTTTTTGTTGGAGCCACCTTTAGATAGTGCCTTGATATGAGCAACATCTTTTCCTTCACGGACGTCGGCACGACCATCGTTGTTTTTGTCAGCGCTTTTGTTGTCTATACCTTCTCTAGCACGCTGACGCTCTAAGCGAGCTGTGCTTTCACCACGCTCAATCTGCTGCTGATATTCTTTTTTATATGGTCGGGGTTTGTTTACGTAGGGCATGTTACTTCCTTGAAAAGTTTTTGGTGTTAAAGAACGCATTAGCGGTCTTATGTTTCGGCCTTCTCATCTTATACCCAAGTGCTAGAGCCGCGCAAATGAACTCGCCGTTAGCTATATACGTATCCTTATCACGTTCCACAGCATGCTTTAGTGCGTAACTGCTAAAACCCATGTTTATAGTCTTGCGGCGATCGAGCCCGTCATGCTCAAGTAGCCACTCGGCGCAAAGGTTTACGGCTTCCATGCGAATCTCACCTTTCCCACCAAAACCAAACTGAGTTAGATCGGGGTAATTAATTTTTACTTCCGCAACTTTGTCTTCAAACTCATTAGCCATACTTTAGTTCCTGTTGTATTCACACTCCCGCACTGAGCAGAACTTGCACAGTGGGCCTTGTACGGGGTTCCATACCCCGTTCTCTAGCGCCGCCTCAATTCTTGCTACGTCTCGGGCGGCGGGTTCTATGTACTTTGGCATCATCTCCGAGTGGTGAATTGCCCTAACGAATTCCTTGCTGACTACAAACAAGAGAGCCGACTTCACCCTCTTGATCTCCGGAAACTTGGCGAATAATCCACAAGCGACAAGATCGAGTTGCTTCACGTCCGCATATCTCGCACTCTTGCTCGTCTTGTAATCTATGGAGTGTGCCATTCCCGTAGTCCGATTGATAATCACTAAATCCGCTACCCCATGCCACCATACATCCGGAGCATCGAAGTCGCACGACTCTAAGTTCTTCGTCAACCCAAGTTTTACTTCGCATAACTTATCTCCGGGGATGTCTTTTAAGACGTCTAAGGTAGCTTGCATATACGCAAACTGTTCAGGGATCGGCACATCATCCCTAATGTATTCTTCCGCCACAGTGTGGGCTGTTTTTCCATACAGCGTTGCCTGTGTATCAGGTTCAACAATGTCCTTGGCTATCTTGGTGTGGTAGTACTTCTTAGGGCACTGCTGAAATGTTTTCAGGCTACTGAATGACCAAACAATACTCATTCTTCATCCCATATATCGTTAGGCCAAACTAGCACAGGTGTTTCAATCCCTAGGTAGCCGCCTTCAATGTTGAACTCAATGAACTCCCGCGCTTCCTCGGCATCCATGCCGTCTCGCATGAGGACTTCCCGTATTTTCTCCGCGTCATATACTAATACATATACGTGAGTATTGTCACGCCAAATGCACGCTGGCCCAATGATTGCTTCGTCATACCCGTCGTACTTAATCACGTGTTCTTCTCCTTAAGTTTGGCTTCAATGGCTTGGGCAAAGTCTTTCACCCAACTGCCAAACAAAATGCGGTATTCGTCAGCAATCGGCTGTAGTTCCTCATCCGTCAGCCCAACCCATGTGCGCTCAATGATGTCATGTCCTGCTTGTGCATAGGCTTCGGCTCTCCACATAGCGGCTCGGTTTTTGTGGTACTCACAGTTTGGGCAGTCATTCATCGCTTCAAACCTCGCACAAATACAGCAAATGATGCTGACGTATCCCCAAAAGCTTTCATGCTGTCAAACTCCTTGGCTACTTCTTCTAGCGTTCGGTTGCGCATATCGCGCTCGTAATCGTATTCTCTGTCCATAGCAACTTGACGCTTACGCCAACCTGAAGAAACATAATCCTGAATGTCGTCGTCATCGTCTTTCATAGTGGTGCATCCTCATGGTTGTCAGGGTTGAACTTAGGGACTCGGTTGCCCTTGTCCTTGGGGTTTGGGAATGGTGGGAAAGGCCAAGTCACGGCTTCTCCTTCAGCACGGCTTCTAGCTTATCCAGTGCCTTATCCCAACTGTCGTAGTCAATGCTATTAGTAAACGAGTTCACCACGGCTCTAGCCGCAGACTCAACTCGCTCTAAGTGTTCCATGCGTTTCTTTTCTTCGTCTGTCATGCTTGCTCCTTGTTAAAATACCATGTCCATTTACGCTTCTTGGCAATGTGAACAAGCATTTGTTTAACGTATGCTTCAAGCGACACGCCCCTTCTGCGCACTAAATCTGCTTCGGTCTTAGACAGAATAATCTTGCCAACTTTATTTTGATTTCGTACTTTTCTTACGTACATGGGTTCTCCTTAACAAGCTCCATAGTCTGTTCCATATCCGGCCTCGCAATTAAGTGGTAAGTCCATGCCCCAATCAGGGCGGGTGCGCATGCACATCTCAACGTACTCCAAAGCGGTTTTAACCTCGTGATAAGGCACGATACAAGCGATGGCGTCATGCACAGTCATCACAACCTTGTATTTCTTCGCAACCATAAGCATCTGCTCACCGATCACAATCCGAGCCAAGGCTTGACATACGTTCTCAATTACCTTGCCGCCATATATGCGTGTCGGTATAACTGCTCGGCCTTTCTTAGTGTCATACATCAGCTCTGACTTTCCTTCTTCATTCTGAAGTATGCGTAGGTTGGGATAACGCAAGTACAAGCCATTTGGTAGTAACACGCCACTGCTACCTTCGATCTTTAGGATTTCATCTCGGCCTAACGTAGTCTGTTGATTCTGTAATATGGCTTTAAGGGCTGATGCCGCAGACTTCCATAGCTCAGTAATCTTCGGATACGTTGCGCGGTACGTGTCGATAATGCGTTTCGCTTCATCCAATTCAATCGCCACATTAAAGTTCTTGAGTTGAGTTTGGAATTTCGCCGCACCCATCCCGTACCCGCACCCAAGGATAGTGGTCTTGCCAACAAACCTTTCGTCTTTCGTAATCTCCGTGATGTCCTTGCCATAGATAGCAGATGCCATGATTTTGTATACGTCCTCGCCACGATCAAATGCCTCCACTAAGTCGTTTTGTTCCGCAAGCCATGCGAGCGTACGGGCTTCAATTTGTGATGAATCTGAATCAATCATCATGTAGCCGTCCGGGGCAATGATTGCCTCCTTGAGCATTGAGTTCCTTGGTAGGTTCTGCAAATTTAATTTGTCATCCCCGCCCCAACGTCCAGTGTGCGCCGCGTAGTAGCGTAGGGGTACAGGCAATGCACCACGCTCGGCGATACCAAGGAACCTTGCTGTCCTTGTTTCTTCTATCGTAGACTTAGTGCCCAATCTCGCTGCCACTAAAGCTTGAACCTGTAAATTAGGATGCTCAAGCAGTGCCTTAAACTCTTCGTCTGTTTTAGAGAAAGCAAAGGTTTGTTTGCCAGTAGCGGGGCTGACCTTCATAGGTGGTACTACGCCATAGCCTTCCAAGATAGACGCAAACTTTGGGTTGCTCATTAAGTCATCTTTGGCAAAGTTCTCGAGTAACTCTTCCTTGCGGGTTCGCTCTGTATCCAAATGAATTCTAAGTTTGTTCGCATCTAAGCGCAGTACTGGCTCGGTGAACATACGTACAGTCAAATCAATCAGGCGCAACTCAACAGGCGGGAAGCCAGCGGACATTGCGTTAAACAATTCCCACGTAAGCGTAACGTCGTTCTTACAGTAGTCGCCATAGCGTTCTAACTGTTCAGGGCTGAAGTCCTGACGCCGCAGACCTAGTGCATTTTCTACCTCTGTACCCTTCTCACCTAATTCGTAATGTTGGGCCAGAACCTTTAGGCTTCCGCCTACTTCCGTACCATGTAAGGCTCTACCCATAGAGAGCGTATCAAGCCAACCTTTAGGGCTGATGCCGAATACCCACTTCAAAATAGCACCATCGAACGGGGCGTTGTGCGCAAGCGCCAAACTGTTAGCCCAATCGAATCGGGTGAGGAACTGGTGCATCGATTCAGCATCGCCGCTAAACCATTCGGGCTCACCATCGTTGATCTGTACGGCTACGCCAATAGCCTCAAACTGTGGGCTACGAACGTATTCCTCAGTGGTAACTTTTGTTAGGCTGAACTCACGAGAATAATATGTCTCGAAGTCGATTGTTAATATGTTCATTTAGGTTCTTTTAAAAGTTTCATCATGCCTTCTGCTAACTCTAGGTCTATGCGTTTGGCTAGGGTTGTGCTTGTTCGCTTGCCTTGAACAAAGTCCCATCGGTATATGGTGCATTTGCCGTATCTTTTTTTCATGCGGTACTCGGTGCGATTAAGCTCTGCATACGTTTGTCCGAACAACTTATCTAGCGCGGGTAGTAGTTCGTTAACCAACTGTTGTCGACTAATTGGCATTTTCTTTCACCCACTTTTCTAGGTAGGCTACGTTTGTTTCATAGATAACCGCAGTGAGGCCGCCTGATTCTTTAATTTGTTTGAGGTTCTTTTCTTGCAATGCGGTTGTCTTGCCGTTGCCAGCCTTGGCTTCAATAGCCAAGAACTTGCCGTTGACGCAACACAGGAAGTCGGGGACGCCACTGTTGCCGTAGCCAGTACCGATAGGCATAGCGTAGTAGATGTTGTGGGCTTTGAGTATTGCCTTGATCTTTGCCTTGACCTTGGCTTCAGGTGTGGTTGCCATTACTTCACCCACTCGATCAGCGTTAAACCCTTGTGCTGATACATAGCTAGGATTAACTTGTCATGTATCTCATCGCCCTCTTGGACTTCAAAGCAATGTTCGCACCAAAACTCTATCAGCATGCCATGACGCCTTGGGCTTGGATTGCTTGTGGTTTCGTCAGTAATCAGTACAGTCGATGTGTCAGTATGTGCCTGAACACATGTGACCTCTGTATGTTTGCCGTCTTCGTTGCGATTGAAGACTGTGACTATGGTTTGGTGTAGGTTGTTACTGTTGCACTGTGGGCAAAGTAATATGTTGTCTTCTAATCTCGCGTCTTCATATCTCACGACAATCTCCAATCTGTTTTCAAGTCTTGATTGTAGCTGAAGTTTTTACTTTGTCAATAGTACAGACGTAAAAAAGCCACCCGAAGGTGGCTAGTGGTTTCCCTAACAAATGTTAGGACAGGGTGCTCAACTCACGTTCCAAGTACCATTTGGCTTTCTCTAAGTCTTGCTTGCGGTTGCCCTTGTGGTCGGCACGTGTCAGATACTTCACCACGTTGCCGAGGTTGTAGCCGAGCTTCTTAGCTTCAATGAAGTCGATCGTCTCGATTCCACCTACTTTGTAATGAGCAGGGTGATTTACTGCGTCGCCTCGGGCGTCCTCCATACGTGCCTTGGGCTTACCGGCCTGTGCAGTAAGTTCAGCAATGCGCTCGGGTGATAGCCCTGCTTTTTGAACTTCGCCTACGGCTTTCCAATACTTGTCCACTTGTTGTTGTGATTTACCCGCCTCATATGCAAGTTGTGCCATGCGATTAGGTGATAGCTTAGTAACTGTATCCTTGACCATTGGAATGTTTGAGCTAAACAAACCCAACTGTTTCCAGTCAGGTTTGGGTAGCGTGAGCTTAGCTTTCTTCTTTGCTACCTTAGCTTTCTTCTTTGCAGTCCACATTACTGTGGCTACATACGCAGTGGTTACGCCTATTGCTTTGGCTACATCTGATGACTTAGCCTTTGGGTTTGCCGCAACGTACTCACGGATTTGTGCGGCTTTGGTTACTTTTTTAATCATGATTTATTTCCTGTTTGGTTGTTAACGTACTCAGTAAGAACTTCTCTCATCTTGGCTTGCTTTGTATACGCAAAGTTTGTGTTGAAGTAATCCATCACATTCTTTGGTAGACGCAAGCTCGTGCAGGACAGCGCGGGCTTCTTACCTAGCCCCCGCCCCTTGCGTTGTTGTTCCGGTTTTAGATTCTCGATTCCTGTCGTCATTTTTTAATCCTTCGTAATACTTTTTAGGGAATGGGTCTTTCTTATCCAATAACTCACGTAGCCATTGCGCGCCACCCAAGTGGTTAAAAATAATCCAGTGTCTATCTGACATTCGTACTTGCTTACCCATTACTTGCCTACCAATTAAAGGTTCAGGCGGCTTTGGTCTTGGCATTTAATAAACTCCTTGAGATCACTCTGTTAGCCCAACATCTAGCACACGACCATCTGTGTGGGGACAATTCAATTCCCCCCTCGGGGGGCTTCAACTCTTCGCACTTGTTGCATAGCTTGTACTTGTGTACGGGTTGCTTGCTTCCAAGCTCAAGTTGTCGGTTTACAAATCCATTCATTTATCAATCCCTTTCAGCGTTAGCAACATCGTCAACGCATCGGTCAATGACTCCCCATCTTTAAGCACATACAACTCGCTAGTCCAGTTGCTTGCGTAGTGCGGGTGATTTGGTCTGTACGTGCGTATGGTTAACACTCGTCCGTTCATTGCTTCACTGATTGAAATTTGCACACCCTGTTCTTGTGCGTTCTCCACTACGTTAGGTTCAGTCCTACCCAAAGTAATGCCATCACTGTGCAACCAATTTCTAATCCATCTTTTAATACTCATTCTTCTAATCCTTTCTGAACTAAATCTGCAATCCTGTCTAACATTTGTTCGGGATGCCCGCCTATGTTGAACACTCGATCAATCTCTATCAACGCTAGGTAATACTCCTCACCTCTTAACGCATGCTTGAGCTTGGTCTCGTCTTGTGGATACGTGAACTCAAGTACGGCTTTCATACGCTGCTCCGTTGGTGATACGGATAAGCAAGCGAGCCTTACGAAAAGTTCTACGTATGTCAGTAGAAGCGGCACTTACCCACTTAAACTTAGGGTCGTTACACCCCCGTAGGGGGATAGCTCTTGAGCTATATTTAATTTCTTCTTTCATCTCATACTCCTTTGCTAACATTTGTTAGCTCGTCTACCAACAAAACAAATATCTCACTCGATACCTTGCAACCTACATCGGTGAGATACTGCTCATCTTCCACAAGTTTAAGCATGCCCATCTTCATACGCATATCCACGGGGAGCGTATTATCATCGTATAGGTCTACCTTGTCACCTATTTTTACTAGATACTTACCCGAGTCTTTGACTACTAGCGCAGTCTTATTGTCACTAAAGTCCTTCTGAACTTTCTCGATAGTCTTCATCTCGGTATCGAGTAACTCTACCTTCTCCATAGATACAGTAACCTTGTGTCTAAGCGAGGGTATTGTTTCTTTCTTTACGAACTCCATAAACATAGCAAGCCCTTTAGTCTCAGCCCACGCCAACATCTCATTCTTAATAAGGCTTTGGTGTTGAGTACGCTCACGCTCTTTGTTCCAGCTCGCTCGAGTCACTACACGTTCTGCCGCATCCTTAGCCTTACTGATACGCTCGTTGGGGTTCATCTTGCCAAACATCTTCTTCGCCATGAGGATAGCTTTGTCGGCATCCTGAGTGCGATATGAGTCCGAGCGTTGTCTGCCCCTACCAATACGATCGTTACAGATAGCGATAACCTTTCCGCGCTGACCCATGTAGCTCAACCCGATAGTGCCTAACTCTTCACCATCTAGCTTGACCGAGAACCCACAAGCCGTTCGGTTATTACCCATGTGCATGCCACTGTTGTTGATAACAAAAGTCCACAATGGATTCAATGAAGCCAGTCGGCTAACCACAGGATCGAGCATCTCGTACACCCCCGATAGCTTTAGACCTTCTTTATCCAAAGACTTCTGCAAGTCTTCACCAACAACTACGTTACTCAAACTCAATGTATTCATAGACATATTCAATTACTCCTAACAAATGTTATTACCACTCGAACTTACCCAAGATCGCATCGACCTTGGACTTAAGATTCTCACGAACCAACGGGCTATCCTTGACTTCTTCAATGTCCGTGCCTAGCATCGCTAGCTCTACTTGCCTACGTGCATCCTCTAACTTGGGATCGTTAGTGACATTCAGTTTTGTCAATAGCTCACACAACTCCAATGGGTTGGAGATCAATGAGTCGTGATACCGCTTCTTCTCATCGCCTGAGCCTTCCAACTTCTTGGACATACCCAAGAGAACTTCATGCAGGCGCTCCCATGGTGTACGCATCGCTTCGGCCAGCTTCTCCGAGTATTGAGTCTCGTATGCTGATCGCATCTCCGCTAAGTCATGCGCGGGAATGTCTAAGCGAAAGTCGCCAGCCTCGGGCAAAGGTTTCACGCTACGTCTAAAGCTGAACTTAGTCCTAACATTTGTTAGGTCAGGGTAGTCCTCTGCCTTATACATAGAACCCAAGTTAACCTTGGCTTCCTCAACCAGTCGCTCGTACTCGTCAAAGAAGTTATCGCACAACATGTTGAACGTACGCTCGTACCCATTCATGGTCTGTTTGTAGTCCATGAACAACTTAGTCGGCAACATGCGCTCACCCTTGTCTGCCCAAGGTAAGGTGTGTTGGTTGTTGTAAAGTCGCACTCGGGCCGCGAACTTCTCAATGTCTGCTCGTAGGCTTGTACCCGCAAACAGATTTTTCTTGGTCTGTGACGCATCTTTGTGTGCTGATGCGCTTGCATTGACTTGGCTCGTGATTTCACGATCGATCTTTGCGGCAGGCCAAACGCTGATGTTCAATTCCACTAATACTGCTGATGCACTAATACTCATTTTGTAACTCCTAGTTGTAAGGCAATGTCGATAATCTCAAGGTCGTAGTCGTACCCTTTTTCGTACGACACCCAATTCGGGTCGAACCAACCTATCAGTTCATTTAGCTCTGCGTCTAACTCAGTAGCTACGTCTATCACTTCTTGCGTGACCTTCTCCTTGTTGCTGATAGTTGACGTCAACGACTGCGCTCTCTTCAATATAGATACTAATTTTTCCATTTCATTTCTCCTGTGGTTTTCCGGCTAATCTAGCCATTTGATAATGTGTGTCACTAACAATCCTCATCCCAAAGTGGGCTTCATTCGGATACACGTGGTAGGTGTAAGTGCTATCCATTCCTTTCTCTTTGCGCACGTCATCACTCCACCACTTCTCTTCGTATACGTCGGCACTCTCAAGGCACTCGACCAACATCATTGCTTTCTCTTTGCTCATCACTAACTTGCGATAGCCAATATCGACTACTACCATCTGATACCTCCTAACATTTGTTATGAACAACCTACATTTAATCCTTGACAAGAATCGTTTTGCCGTTGTCTGCAACACAATCGTTTCCTCCTACGATCGCCCACAGTACAGGCGCAGTCCAATCCCTGCCCCAATCGCTACCAACATGCCCATCGGTGAGCATGATGACGCACTCGGGTACGATACGTTTCTCTTTCAGATACTCTGATACACATGAGGGTGACGTACCTCCACCACCTCTAGGTTTAGTAGAGTTGATGATGTTGGACACATCGTTCTCGGTGTACTCCTCGTGTGCGGCTACGCGGCTATCCCAATAGATCAAGTCCACTTGGCTCGGCTTAACTTCTTCTGCGATACCCTTAACTTCTGTTAGGAAGCCGGACAACTCTTCTTGACCAACCGAACCGGATGTGTCTACGGCAATAACCATATGACCAACCTTCTCACCGACCAAGCTAGGCATGTACGTACCAGTAGATAAGAACCTACGATTAACCTTGCGCCATGACGATGTATCTTTTGCGCTACACGTAGACTTCACGAACTCACGCAACATTTCACGCCAGTCAACCTTGGGTTCGAGCAACTCAAGCAAGTCACGATCTAAGTCCCCTGCACCAGTTCCCGCAATCTTTTGGTGCGCCATTACACCTTGGCGGATAGCCTGATCGATCTCACGCTCGAGAACCTTCTTCTCCTCCTCGGTCATCTCCTTCGCACCATCCCAATCATGGTCGTCAAAGCCTTCGCCCGTACCTGTACCACTCGAGTCGCCTCCTGCTGATTCGCCTTCGTCATCGCCACCTCCGCCGCCGTTGCCCTTCTGCTCATCTTTGAGTAGGTCGAACACTTGCTTGGCATTGAGTCCACGATACTTCTCGTCAACCAAACCCATCGGCTTACCCTTCAACTCACCATCTGCCCACTTGGGCATGGCAATGACACGCTCGCTAGGGTCAAGGTCTTTGAGCTTAAGGTTAATCACGTAGTCACAAGCCGCATTTGCCAGCCGGTGATTCTCGTCATGGAGTTTCTTCCATGTAGTCAGGTGACGATACGCCTTGTGCAGATTCTCATGGAGTACCACGAAATTCAACTCAGGCTCTTTGAGCATAGCTACGAACTTGCGCCCGTATCTCTCGTCTCGCCCGTTGGTGCATGCAGTCGGGATGTTATCCACTACACTCGTACGACCAACCATCAGGATGCCAGACCAAAGGGCAAACCTCGGGTCACGCATCAATGTAATCTTCGCCTTCTGTACCTTACGTTCTTCTAACATTTGTTACCTTTCGTTGTTAAACATCTGATTCAATACTTCTAACTACATATATCAAGTTGTGCGCTTCCGAACAACTTCTCTCTTCTACGTCTTCCACCTCCTCTCCTAGACGTACGAACTCCCACAACCATTTGTCCCCACCATCGCTGAGCTTCTCGAACTTCTCGATCGCTCGCTCGAACCCGCTTACATCGGGGTACGATGGATACCACTTCAACCCATTCATGGTGAACTTAATCCCACGCAAGTCGTGATTACCTTCGAACGTACGCATATACTCATCGGTTCTGAAGAACTCGGGTATATGCTCGTCAATGAATAACTTAATAGACGGAAACTCAATAGCGTCTTGGGTGTAGAACACCGCCATCACATCACTTCTGTATCCCATTACCTTCTCCTTCCAATATCATTTTTGTATCCAATTACTATCTCCATCCAATATCATTCCCAATACCTTCTCGCAAACTTGCTTGTCGGCATGCTCAAACAGAGATAAGCAATCCCTTGTGTCGTATACACAGTACCCGACCACTTGCAGATTCCAGTTGGTATGCTCACCATACTCAGTCACCCATCTCACGATGTACCTTCTGAAATCTGATGCGGTCATGCCGTTAAGTCCTAACATTTGTTAGAGTAGGTCTTGGTTCTTAACAACCCAGTCCTTGAACGCACTGCTTGAGAAAGCGATACTCTGCTTTGCAGGGTTCTTGGCAATGTTGATTGCGAACACGGCTTGCCACTCGGCATCGAATCGAGACAAGTAATCCATGAATGGACTAATGGTTTCTTTCGTAATGCGAGCGATAGCACCGAACACCACAATGGCACATGCCCCTGGACTTGTGGGTACAGTCGTAGTCTTAGGTTCTTTGATCGTGGCTTCCCATGTAGGTAGTTGATCTGAGAACTCAATGTACGCTTGCATATCACGCGCGCCCGATTCACCGATCGCACCAGTCAAAGCGGCAATCACCGAATCAGGGTCGTTCTCTTTGCGAGTCCGGACAATGTTCGATGCTGTTTCCAATGAGCGTGGTGATACGAACGCATGCTGAGACTTGCGTGGGTTGTAGATATATGGGTTGTCACCTTGTGCCGCATCGGTATAGCTTGCGAGTACGTGAGGGAAACGATTCACCCAAGCAATAACTTCAGGCTCAAGTCCTTTACCAATAGCCCATTCAATCCATTGGTCGGCATCGGGTTTACTAATTGTCACTGGAACCAATCTGTTGCGACTATGCGCTTTAAGGGAGTCACCTACTCCGTCTGTTGTAAGATTACCCGTCAAGAAAACAACATACTTGTTGGGGTCTAGCGATATGTCACCAAGCCTCGGGTTTGCCTTCTCAAGCATAGGGTGAAGCATGTTCTTCACAGGCTCAGCACCCTTGGTGAACTCGTCAAGCATGATGACCATGGGTTTGCCAGTGTGTACGCCAAAACGTGCATTGGGGTAATAGCGTGTGGTCTTGGTATCGTGGTCAATCACAGGCATTGCGATGTCACCCAAGTCCATATTGGGTACGTCAATATAGGCATACTCATAGCCTAGATCGCTTGCGATATTCTCTAGTAGGGAGGACTTCCCAATCCCGGGCTCGCCTTGCAACAAGAACCGAGTCGTTGGGTTTGTGCGGATAAGGTTTGCCGCTTGCTTGAGGGTAATTGATTTACCGAAATTGATTTCTGCCATGATGGTCTTTCTAATACGCTGATATTTCTAACATTTGTTAGTGTTGATGTTTTGCAAATTTACTCTGCACTTTTTAACACCTATGCCTACGCTACTATGGACATTATTATCCAAAGTAACTTATATTATACCACATTTAAATGGGTATGTCAAGTGATTTGGCTATGCTTCTCCTTTCAATTCTCTCTCCCACCTTTGCCAACATTCTGTGCAAGCCCATTCACCACCTTCATCGGGTGTTGGATGACGATGTTCGTTGTATGGCTGACCACAAAAATCACACTTCTCAGGAAACCCACCACGCAATTCAATGATTGCATCCAAAATAGTCATGCTTCCCCCCTTAGTTTGTATGCCTTTATAGTCTTAAGCGTTGGGTACTTGGTCGTGAACCTTTCCCTTGCCGCCACCTTACTCTTCGCTTCGAGGCTCTCGGCAATCCACATGCTGAACCTCCCACTCCACCCTGTCACGTAGTATCTAGCTAACATTTGTTAGGTCTCCCTATTGCTAAGTTGTAAAGTAAATCCATCTCTCGCTTTGACCCATGCGCTAATAGCTCTAGGGCATTGTCGGGGTCGGGTACACGCAAGCTCGCCTCATGGTGACGCATGTACTTGTAGTCCTTCTCGTTTACGAAAACGTAATAGTTAGTCATGGGCGATCGGCATAGGTAATACTTTTCATTCCACATCTTCATCCTCCTTTTCGTACTGGTCGTACTTGGCTAGTCGCCACGCCAACCAATGCACCTCGTTCTCTACGAACTCCCACGTGCGGTAGTTCATACAGTCGTAGAACCTAGAGTCAGAACCGCCCCTCACAGCGATCAATGTCTCGACCATCTTGGGCGCAAAGTCATTCATGTGTGAGGTATCAAAACCAAAGTACCACCAACCCTTCTCTCCGCTTGCGAACGTCAGACCGCCATGTACCTCTCGGCTGATCGCAATCAAGTCGTCATCTTGTGCGTCATAGTCCATACCCCAGAACCTATTCTCCTTGGGTACACCAACGTATCCGCAAAGAGTACCTGTGGTTTCGTTCCTAACTATGCGGCACTTGAACATAGTCCCATTACCTGTCGGATGGTCAACCTCCCCGTCTATCCACTCGGCATGGTCGGGCTCGTCTTCCCAAGGTCTCACTGCATAGAACAGTTTCATCTTGTGTCTTGCTTCTAACATTTGTTAGTTCCTTTCTAAAGTTATTTCGTACCACTTCTCTAGCATCCAGTCGGCTAGCGAACCACTTGCTCAGTCGTTGGGGTTCGTACCCCTCAGACTCGTCTTGTAACAACCCCATCTTGTTCATGGTATACCCCCATCTTCACGTGCTTGTCGGTTAGCCCTGCCATTGCATTGAGCATCTCTGAGTCGTCATCTTGTGCGGCAATCCACCACATTTTGTGTTTGCCTTGCACCCTAGCGATACCCGCATAGTCGTACCACCTACGCTCAACCACAATAAAGTTGCCCATCTTGCCTCGCAATAGCATGAACTTCTTCTTGCGCCTCAGCATCACCACCCCCTGTATATAGCAACTATTAGCCAAAACACTGCAAACAAAAACGCAGTGAACGGAGTCAGCGTTCTCGCTAGGAATATCTGCGCAACCATAAAAGCAAACTCTGCTGGCGTCATCATGGTCTCCAATAGAATAGGTCAAGCATGACCACAATTAAACCGAGTACAAAAAGCACTCGCTCGAACTTCTCCCATTTAGTTAACATTTGTTAGTCCTCCATGTCAGCTTTAAGTGTGTTAATCCAAGCACCGATCTGCTCTGAGGTGTGGAACATGAGTATCCAATCGGCTAGCTCATGCACTGGGTTCTGCAATATGCAGTCGTATAAAAGGTTCAGCGAGTCCTCGCCAAAGTGCTTCTTGATTTCTTCCGGTGTCATTTGACCTCCCTCTTGGTTTGTATGGGCAACTCTTTGGCATTGAGGACAGGCTTGCTCTCCTCCACTCGTGCGAACTTCATCGCCTCACCTAACATTTGTAAGTAGTCGGTCTGACTCACTCGCTTGGACAAGCGGTCAACCTTCACGTGTCTTGGTCTTATGGTCATGGCTCAGCCCCTCAGTTCTTTTTGATTAGTCTGTTTGAGCGTTGTACGTGCGCTCGCAGGTGTAACAAGTTGGTAGTTACCCTTACCATACTCTTGGACTACGCACCAAGAGCTACGTTCCTCACCTGCACTACGCTCTCGGTCTTGTTCGCAGAAAATGCAGAACGCTTGATACCTCTCGGTTGGTATCTCATCCTTGCAGTCGCTACATTCTTTCCAGTCGTGGTTGATTTCTAACATTTGTTATACCTCGTCTACTTCTGCGTCTTGGATTGTGTAATAGGTGAACTTGCCCTCGGCTTCGTCATCTTGCTCACGCTTGAGCATGGCACGCTCAGCTTTGAACTCGCTTGAATACGCACCAAGCACAAGCTCTTGATACATCAATAGCCATACTTTTTTCATTGCACTCCCCTTTCGATTGAGTAGTCGTTGTTGTCGATGCAGTTAAGCAACAAGCCACGATTGAGACCCCAATCGTTATTGATTCGAGTACGCACATACTCGATAGCTTGCTCATCGGTTTCGACACCTTGCATGCCGTTCAAGAAGCAACGATAGACCGACAACTTAGTGCCGTTGGTCAACGTGCGCAGACCCACGCGGATTGTGGTTGTAATCATCATCTAACCTTTCTAACATTTGTTAGGCTTTGCATTGTTACGTTTTGAATCGGAGGGGCAAAACCTAAAGTTACAGAATAATACCCCCGACCCATACTTTAATTATACCACAAAGTTATAGATATGTCAAGTGTTTGGGCGATTGCAATCGGGGATAATGTTACGTTTTGTTTGTGCAGGGGTGTTACGTTTTTGGGGGGCAATGTTGTGGAATGTTACGGGAATAAGTTTTGACATATAACATTATAAAACTCAATAGAATCAAGGGGTTACAAAGGAAAAAATGGGTAATGTTATAAAGTTATGTTTTTTTCATTATTATATATAAGGCTTTCCTAGAATATATTGAGGTACGTTTTGCACTTTCTGAAGAGTCTTGCCGTTCTGACCGCCACACTCATTCTCAAAAAAACGTAACATATAACATTGCTTTAAAATCAACAACTTACGCAAAACGTAACGTAACATTGCACGTAACAACGTCACACCGAAACATAACATTTGTTAGAAGGGGCATGGGCTGACCCCGCACAGAGAACTGGTGCAAGGTTAAAATCTCGGTGCTTAAAATTTGGGCACGATGCTTTGGGCTAACCCCGCACAGAGAACTGGTACAACCAAAAAATTCAGGGGAAAAATAACTTAGTGGTACGCTAACATTTGTTAGAGACAGACGCAAAAAAGCCCCGACTAGCGGGGCTCTGATTAAGTGAGTAGGGATTAGATTGCGCAATAACGCAAGCCAGTAGAGGGATCGATCAAATCCATAAAAGATTCATCGTCAAATTTATCCATTGCATTGCCGACTTCGCCAACACATCGGATAATTTCGGGCAACATATACAAACCCGATGCATAGTGTCGCAAGTGTTCCATCAAGTGATTGTGCAAAAATTCAAGTTGTTCCTGAGTCATTTTAGGCTTGTCCATAATTTTCCCCTTTGAAATCTAACATTTGTTAGAACCTAGGGTTTCCCCTAGGTTCTGTTGGTTAACTACTTACTTGTCAGCGTTGTAAGCTTCGCCGGTCAGAACAAAATAACTGTTCTTAAGGTTTTCCAAGATTGTGCTAGCGTGGCACTCTTGTCCCGCCTCTTCAGCACCTAGAATCCGGTTTATCATGGTCTTCAGTTCTGTTGCTGTTTTTGCGTCAACATCACTTGAACCTTTAAGCTTACCCTTGGGAACGTATCCGCTAGCGACCTTCACACGTTGCCAGTAAGTGTCTACTGTTGCGGTATGCACACGGGTAACTGTCCCGTCAGCGTTGGTTTTGATCTCTTTGATAAACTTGGGATCACGATCCATCAAAGTATTCGCAAACAGTGATTTCTCTAACTTGATACCCTTTGCCTCTTTGCCGTCAAGATCAAACCACTTAGCAATGACCTTGCCGTTGATGTCCTTACGATCGAACACTGAAGCAATAGCACTGGAGTAGTTGTCAATGACAACACCGGTTTTCGTAACACCTTCGACAAGTGCATTACGGGCGATGGATAAAATGCCGGTGTCAATGGCGGGTGATGACACAATGACTTGAGTTGTCATGATTCGATTACCTTCTAATAATGGTAGCTTTGGAAAAACCCGCTAGCTACCTAAGCATGAACACCGATTGTCGCTGTCCATGTTATCTATTATAACGTGGTATAAAATAAGTGCAAGCCATAAATAAAGAAATTAAATAGGGGGTAAGGGCTAACAAAAGTTAGAAAAGGGCGCAGGGAAAGGGGGCACCCCCCAAAACTAAGGCAAAGGGAGGTAGCGCGCAGTACACACTGTGTTGCACACTCGACGAGCTAATTTAAAAATCCCCCCACCCCCTATACAATTCTGTACCACAATGCTACAAAGCTTCCCCACAGAAACACCCCCCCCGGTGCAAAATAAATCGAGCCATCAAAAAAAATTTTTGCAAAAATTTAAAAGCTTGTGTTACATTCCACACATTCCCGATAACTACTCGGTGCCTATGATTGAAATACAGCCAAGCGCAGACAAGCCTCTGCCATTTGATATGTCCGATGAGCAACCCAAGACTCATAAGGACGGCATCGCCATCGCTGTAAATACCGCAAACCTAATTGACAAGCTCGGCCCCGGTTTAGATTACGCAGATAAAGATTTGCATTCGGCCTCCGAAGTAATTAACGGTACCGAGAAACCGGCTACGCCTAAGCACATACACAGTGCAGCAGAGGCAAAGGCGGCATCAGTCCTCATTAAGACGTTCGACTTCCAAGCTTTTGCAGATATACAACAGGCCCGCACATTTATTACAAATAAGTTAGTCAGCATGACAGACTGCGGTGATCCCAAGATTGAGATCAAAGCCCTTGAGCTTTTGGGCAAACATTCCG